AATGGGTTTGTAACCATACCGTAACGAGTCTTGAACCCGATACGTGGCTGGAAGTCGTTCTCACCAACTGCACGTACCATAGTTAATGGGACGTATGGGCAGTAGAACATACCAGCGTCATATGGGTTAGTACCACGGTAGCCAACTGTGATGTAATCTACAGTTGCATATGGGTCGATGTAGACCTTAGTGCGACCGTTAAGAACACCAGCGAATGTGTTACCAGTGTCATCTACGTTCAAAGTTGTTGACAGAGCAGGTGCATAGTCAAGCATGCCAGAGGCAGCAAGTACTGAAGCAACGTCTGAAGAACATACGATGAAGTTACCCTTACCGCGACGTGTGTCTTTCGCGATTTGGTTAGCTTCACGCTCAATCTGAACGATCAGACCCTTGAACTTCTCAACTGACCAACGACCATCTGCATCAGTAGATACATCGAAGATACCAGCAGCTGCAACGTTTGAAGTCTGAGCACCAAGCTTAGCTTTAACGTTGATAGTACGGATAACTTCACGGTTGATTTCCGCAAGGATTTCAGCTGAAAGAATGTTAGCCAACTCAGACTCTGCATCCAAACCATGGATTGCTTTCAAATCTTGAGCTAATTCCATTGTGTATTCAGCTTTCAAAGCACGTGACTTAGCAGTTACAGTTGCTTTCTCGATTGAGAATGCCATCTGTGCAAAGTCAGGAGCAGATCCACCAGTACCCAAAGATTCTGCAACTGCAGTTGACATACCAGTACCTGGTGCGTAATCAACATCATCAGGAGTGCTATCAGTGTCAGTTGCGAAAGGATCGCTTGAAGTAGTAGCTGTGTTTGAAACACCTGAGAATGAAGTATCTGCTTCGTTGAAGAGAGCTTCATTGTCGTGTGGTGCACCTTGAGTTGAAGACAACTGAGAGTTGTACTTAGAACGCATTGCGAAGATAAGGCCAGTAGGACCAGTCATTGGCTGAACACCAGCGATATCGTATGCGATCAAGTTAGGCATAGCACGACGAACGAGTGAGATCAAGATTGGATCCCAAGTACCAATACCATCGCCAGTAGCGTTAGCAGCAGTTTCGTTCAACTGATAAGAAGCATTTCCACGCTCTTCGCGAAGTGCCTTCTCTTGGTTTTCAAGAATAACTGCAGTAACAGCTTTCTTGTACTTGTCCTGAATTTCAGGAAGATCAGCGTGCTCGAGGATCGGGCTCCACTTCTCTTTAATTGTATCTGAACCAAACATTTATTAGTTCTCCTATTTTACTTTTGTGATTTTGCGATTGCGTCAAGATACTGAGCCATCAAAGGAGAGGTAGCAACCGGAGTTGAGCTATCTTCTTCTTCTATTTCTTCAGCGATAACAACTTCTTCACCAGGGAAGTATGATTCTTTGATAGTAGCGACTTTCTTAGCGAAAGACTCTTCTGAATCAAAATCTACATTCTCTGACAATTTAGCTAACTTCTCAGCTTGTGCTACAGTTAGACCTTCTGACGCTTCAGCAATTACAGCTTCGCGCTTCAAAGTTTGTACACTCTCAGTGAGAGCGATGTTGTCTTCAGTAACTTTGCCAAGTTGTTCTTGCAGACCATCTACTTGCTCAGCAAGTTCGTCTACAATATTAACCTGAGACTCAGGAACTTCAATGTAGTGCTCAACGAATACATCTTTCAGTGCTGTCATGAAGCCTTCAGCGATTTCCGTACGGAGACCAGCTTCGATAGCAATCTGATTGTCTTGCATCCATTGTTCAACAACGTAGTTAAGGTAACCGTCAACTTTTTCTACGAGATCTTCTTTGATCGCAGTAGTTTCTTCTGACAGCTTCTCTTCGTACTGCTCTTCCAGACGCTCAACTTCTTCAACAACTTTCGCAGCAAAAGCGGCTTCAAAAATGACTCCTGCTTTCTCACGGAAGCTCTCAGAAAGCGTAGCTTCTGAATCGACTAGTGCGTCGAGATCTTCTTTAAATTTGACATTACCCTGTTGGGCAGGCTCGTCCTTCGCGTTCAACTTGTCACCCTTTCGAGCTGGTTGACGCTTGGTCTTACCTGAGGCTTGATCAACTGAATTAACAGACTTCTTCTCTTCATCAGGAAGAGATTGTTCTGCCGCTTCTTCAACAGCCTCAATGTCCTCTTCGATATGATCTACTTGATCATTCATATCATTAGACATTAGACACTCCTTTCATAAGTGTTATAGTTTCGAGAGAAAATCTTTGAAGACCTTCATCTGTGCTTCGGCTAACCTAGGCGATGGAGTTCTTTTGATTTCAGTCTCATAAGCCTCAATTTCTTGTGCCTTCAAGATGCCATTATCCCAGACCCATTCGACTCCTTCCATGATTCCATTAACAAATGCATCAGGAGCTGATGGGTCTTGAACGATGTCTACGGTAGATAACATAAAGTCATCTTTAACGTAGTTAACACCTTCTCTTTGCTCAAGACTACCCATACCACGACTTGAAACGCCCACATTACAACCACCATCAAGGAGACCTTTAACGATCTGGCCCATTGGTGTTTCTAATATAAGGGCTTTTCCGACCACATTATTACCATCCCATTCGAGTTGAGTAATGCGGTGCGAAACCTTATCTAAGTTAATTGTAGGACCTTCTGGATGATTTAACTCACCAACAGCACGTCCTGTCTTAACTTGTTCTGTTACATACTTATCTACAGCCTTTTCCATCACAGCTTTAGGATAGACTCGACCATTACGATTCTTAGACTCAGACTGCATGAAGATACCTTCAATATTGTATTGCTTCTTGCCGTCTTTAGCCTCTGTAATGCACGTCTCTAAACCGTGATCTACAAATTCTGAGATAAGTTTCATTTATTCGTCCTCTTCGACGTCTTCTTCATACTGATCTTCTTCATCAGTATCTTCAACATCGTCTTCTAATTCATCATAATCAGCACTGACTTCATCAGCTTCTCCATAAATGGAAGAAGCTACTGCCGACTTGTGTGCATCAAGCGAAGTAGCCACGCGCGATGCCAGTTCCGTTTCGAACGACTGGTTAGCTTGTGACATATTACCCTGCTGTAGGGCATTAATCAAATCTTCAACATTACTGCTCATAATATTCTCCGTTATAGTTTATTTATAATATATTAATTTTCGGGGACATCCCCGCCACGAGATTGGGCAAACATATCATCCGAGCCTTCTTGATCCATTTGTTGATCAATCTCTTTGATATCTTCGTCCTTCTGATGCAAGACGTTTTTACGTACCCACTCAACAGAGAAGTACCGTCCTACATATTCATCCAATTCACGTAAAGTAGCAATACGCTCACGTAGAATTTCTGCATCCTTCATTTCAGCAAAGTGAGTGTCTCTGAGATAGTCGACGTTAATCAGCTCTTTAATCTCATTCCATTCATCTTTACTGACCAGACCTTTAAGCATTAGCTGGGTCTTTAATAGCTCCATAAACAGAGTAGAGAAACGCTTACGAAGTCTATCAATAAACTTCTGGAATTTTACTTCATCTCTACTAATCTCTGTTGATCTACCCAAAGAGAATTGAGCTTCTTGCTCTAATCTATTGATAGGTACATTAAGAGACTTATACAACTGCTTCTGGAAGTAGACAATGTCATCAATCTGCCCAAGGTTTTTCCCCACCAGGAAGAGTAGTGATTTCAGTGCTACGTCCTCCTTCACGGCGGGGGATCCAGAAGTCTTCTAACATAGACATATGCTTTCGATCATCTCTCATGGCACCTGTCTGGGCATCATAGACTAGCTTATTACGATGCTGAGTCATGATTCCCTTCATGTATTCTTCTGCTTTACCTTTAGGTAGATTACCAACATCGACATA